TTTGTGATTTTTTTTTATACCCCCCCGGGGTATCCCCCAATGATCTGCATCACATCTCCTGTCACACTATTGACACGCCCGCCGCCACATGCTACCGCCCGTTCAATCATGTGACCGTCATCACTCATCGTTTCTTGTATTTGGGATTGTGTTGTGGGGGGGAGGGGTGTGTAGAGTTAAGGCACCAACGAGGAGAGAGGAACTCCAATGGAAAACATGAGCAACACGGTCAAGCGGGTCATTGATTTTTATGGCCTGGAAATTGACCAGACAGGGGACTTGGTGAGTGTGCGGTCTGGTAAAGGTGAAATCACTTTCCGCCGGATTAACAACACTCACTACAAACTTTTCAGTCACCGCCGTCGGATTGTTGATGTGAATAAGTTGATTGAGATGCTGGAGGAACTGTGAATTGTGTGCTTACGCCCGGGATGACAGTTCTGTTATCCCGGGCGGGCGCCATTGTCTATTTTATTTCGCGTATGGAATGTGAAGTGAAATTGAATGGTGTTTTCATAAAAATGTACCGGAATTCCGCTTTCAACTGGACAGTGTCTAGTTTTAGTGCCGAATTCTACTCAGAGATAATGGGCGAGCGGGTAAAACCACGAACGTCATTTCACTGCACGGAAGATCAACTAATTAGAATTCTTGGAAAGGTAGCGAAACGAAAATGCGTAAATATGATCTAACCGGAATTGCAATTCTTTTCCTGATCGCACTACTGCTGCTCCTGGTCATCGGTCTCGCCGGCGCCGCTCTGGGAGTAGCCTCTGCGCTCCTGCCCGTGTCATACTGAGTGGGTAGGTCCTCCTCTCCTATGGCAGGCCCCGGTCACCATGACGGTGACCGGGGCCTTCTCACACCCTCTCAGACGGTCTCTGAGGCGTCTGCCAAGCGCTGCCACGCGGCCTGCGTGACCGCCCCCCACACTCCGTCGTCGTCGACTCCTAGAGCGCGCTGCATGCTCTCTACGACGCGGTCATGTGCTGCCATGCTGGCCTCACCCCAGACGCCGTCCTGCTCGGTGCCGACGACGCTCTGCGTGTACGTCACTCCGAAGGGGAATGACTGGCCGCCCCACGCGCTCGCGCTGACGACGGCGAGGACGCGCTGGCGGGTGTCCGGTCCGATGACGCCGTCGGGGTAGGCGCCTACGGCTCTCTGGAGGTCCTCCAGGCGCCTGACGGCGGGGACGACGGACCCTACTCCGCTGTCGTCCCAGGGATAGCGGATACAGTGGCTGAGGTGCGCCCAGGGGCGGTGCTGGCGCATGACCAGCCCCCCGTCGTCCCAGGAGTACTCCGAGGTGTTGAACTCGACTGTGTTTACGCCAGCAGAGTCCGTGAGCTCAACGCAGCCGATGTGGTCATCGATGCCGTCGTCGTGCCAGTCAAATGTCACCATGTCGCCGGGTCGTGCGCTCCCGGGCTCTACAAGCCACCCACGCGCTCGTGCGAGACCGACTCGGGCTGGAACATATGCGCTGTCAAAATCGGTGACGCCGATTTCTCTTAGGCAGTAGGTCAGTCCCATGTCGCAGAATGGTACGCCGCTTTCTCCGAATGACGAACCATGCCTGGTTGCGTAGTCGCGTCCATATTTTGTGCCCGTATCGCGATCGGTCCATCGGCTGTAGCCGACCTCGGCGGCACACGCGTCGATGAATTGTTGTGCTGTAGCCATTTGTTACGCCTCGTGCTTTCCCTGGGTGTGGTCGACATTTGCTGACGCTACCGCGAAAAATGCTGCTCCGAGCGCGGTAAAAGCCGCGGCGTCGTCAGAATTGATAATGCCGCGCACAGTAAGCACTGTCATGATTGCGATCATGACGTTATAACACCACATGCGCGTGGCAGGGGCCGTAAGAATGTTAACGATCTTTTCCATTGTCTATCCTATCTAGGATCTCTTTCAGTAGGCGGGTGTGCTCATCATAAGCGCTAGTACCGTGATTAGGCCGACTATTAAAAGCAGCAGAATTAACTGTTTTTTCAATTCGGTCCAGCCTTTCCATAACACCAAGCCTACCTTGCACACCTGGGCGCGCCTCCTCGCCGTGCCAGTCCTCTAGGAGGTCCTGTAGGGAGCAGACCTGCCGGTAGGTCCAGCGGGCGCACGCGATGACTGCCCCGATGATGCTGATGACTCCGACGATGATGCCGGTATCGATATGCGATGTCATTTGAATATCTCGGTGAATGTGTTTCTGGCTCTTGGAGTGTCGAATATAATTAGCCCCCTGCGCCATCTGTTGCGTAGCACTTGCATGATACGGTCGTTTTTCCTTACATAGATGTCACCCTCTTTCATAGCCTTATGGTCAATACAGTACATTACCTCTTTCTTTGGCCTATACTCCTGCACAGTAACCATGGGCAGGTCAGTCCACACGGAGAAGCACCCGTTTTTAGTGCGGATAGTGCAGTAGTAGTCCGCGCGACCGGATTTCTTTCCGATAAAGTCGTCAGTGTTGTCCTTAAATTTATTGTCAATCGCGTAGTTCGCGTACTCCTCATCTGTGGACATAATGAATTTACCGAAGCGTGTTTGTGCCACGTCATTTTTAAACTGTGTGTCGTCGGCGAAGTGACACACGATAAACCCATCGCCAGCACGCACGAACTCACTCGCGGGACGGATGTCCCACTTAAGCATGTACGGATTCATAATTGACGCTGAGTTAGACAGCATAAACACAGTTGTCTTGTCCTTGTATCTGTCTACGGTCAGGTAAAAATTATTAAAAACGGTAACCTCATTATCAAGGTAGCGAATTTGAGGATTTTCAATGATGAACTCATCAAAAATGACGGTAGTGACCATCGGGTACGCTACGGATTTTTGCGCCTGAGAGATGCTCAGCACACAGAAATAACCGATTGTCTGCCACTTTTTGTCGCCCTCAAGTCGCATGACGGCGTTATTTCCCTGGACGGAGAACTCATATCCGGGGAACTCATGGGCGATATCGTCGAAGAACGTGAATCGTCCTTTCTGCTCAACCTTGTGACGGCGCAGGTATATAAACTGCTCACCCCTTTCGACAGCATTCTTAATGGCAATTTTCTTTGCCCCGTACGTCTTACCAGTGCCACGACTGCCTACGACCATAAGATATCTAGCCCCGTATGACCGTACGCGGCTAAAATCGTAATAATGGGTAATCTTTCCGTTCGTCATTGTCTGCCTCAAAGAATATGCCGCCTGACCGTCCACCAGGCTGCCTCATCAAGCATAAAGATTGAATTAATATGGGGGCCTTTATTAGGGCCGCCATGTCCAATAGTATGACTCCCGTCGCCCGTATACATCTCCACGTGGTCCGTGTGCGGGTAACCGCCGCCCCAACTCATGACAATCATGTCCGCCGTGGTCATCTGCGCGATCTGCGCAGCAGTAGGGTGCCCGTAGCCCCTGAGAACCTCCGTGCCGCGATTGTACTGGTCACCCGTCCATGTTCCAACATTAATGCCAACAGTATCCATATAGGCCCTGTAGACAGTGCTGGAGCAGTCACCAAAACCACTCTGGTCCGGATTCAACCGTCCGGGCGCTTGTAGGTAGGTAAACTTGTATTGCCGGTCATACATCCATTTATAGACCAGCCAGCGCTTAGACGCCGCGTCACCGCCCGGGGCGGGAGCGGGCGTCCCACCACCACCGCCAGCATTGCCTGGCGTCGCCGCACTGCCCCCGCTACTGACCGAGTTTCCGGGCATGCTCCAGCGCCGTGAGTTCCCGGTCGGGTACGCGGTCACGGTGCCGGACGTCGTGGCGATGTGCAGCACTCCAGAGCCGTCGGACCACACGTTCTTTACGGAGCCTGCGTTGGTGCCACCGCTATTAGCGCCGCCGCTACCGCCGTTTCCCGGTTTCTGTGACTGTGGTTTCCCGGGCGTGGATACGCCGCCGGTGTCGTGATTTTTAATGATCTGATATGCCTGGTTATATCTATTTGGATACTTCCCGAGCACCCCATCATTTAGGGTCGCGTGGTGAAAAGCATCCAGCGACGCGCTCCCACCCACCCGGTTAGCGACGCGAATCGCGTACCGAGGCCCCTGGTGATAGGCCACGCACCAGTAGATAAACGAGTCAGTATTAGTGTTCGGGTCTATTCCAACGTTTTTAGCGGCCTGGAAATAAGATTCCAGGTCGGCCACCAACTGGGCGTCCTGCTCGGGCGCTCCCGCGCGCAGGAGGGGAATAAGCGAATTACCCTCCGTGCGCGAGAGATAGCGATTTGTCCACCAGTCAGTATCACCGTGAGAGGAGAGGTCTGAGCGTATAGATGACGCGATGGCAGCATACTCGGTGGGGTGGGCGGCGCCGATTTTCTTAAGAATTGCGCTCGCTCGCGGACCATACCACTGCGCAATCCCCACGGTAATTGGGTCGTTATAATTGATAGAGTCATATCGCATAGACGACTCCACCGTGCCGATCGCCTTGATCGCCACTTTCTTTGCCGTGTCATCCCACGCCATTACTACACCTCAGAAAATGCGGTAGGTCATATTAACCTGGTACGTCTGGTCGCCAATAAGAATGTCACCGGAATGCATCGCCCCTGACTTGGAGATGTAAACGTACTTGTATGACCTGTCATTACCGATCACCACCGCGCTCACGCCGTCATACGGGCGAGCCCAGCCCGGCAGATCCATAAGTTTTTTGTCATAGCCGGTTGAGTTGCTGGCGATCCTAAACGTTCCCTGAATTGACACGGTGTCATTAATGCGCTCACAGTTGAGGTAGTTGTAGTTACTGTTGACTGCGTCGGTGGAAAGACGGTGCAAGTCCTCACTAGGCGGGTTAAGGAATGACGGGCCGCCATTGATCCAATTGATAAACATGTGCTTAACGTGGTCATATCCGGCTTGAGTCATGTGCACGTTATCCGGCCCCTGGTCCCACACTTTCGCCTGGTCTGAGCCAAAATGCAGCCACGAGCGCGACCCCTCGCACACGACGGCGCCGTAGGGCAGGCCCGCCATGATGGCCTCGTTTGTACGGGACACGCATGATCGGGCCATCTGTACGTAATTGTTCAGGGACGACTCGTTATAGGTGACCGGGAGGACATAGATAGTTGCGCTCGGGAAATTCTGGCGGACCAGAGAAAAGAATGCACCTGCCTGAGTAGACACCGAGTTCTGGGCCCGGATGTCATTAAGCATGTCAATAAGGAAGACACTCTTGGTGTGGACACGCTCATTTTCACTCATCTGCTCACGGGCGTTCTTCACCTGGGTAATAAAGTTGTTATCGGGCGTGGAAGTGAAACCGCCGCCGCCGATAGCAAAGATATGCGGGTTCAGGTGCAGGTCGCGGCACAGGGCCTCAGTCCAGCGTGAGGCTTCGATAGTCGCGTTGGAGGACCCAAAGACAACGCCTTCCGTGAGTTTCGGGTCTTTGATAAAGATCGCGTCGGTCTCTCCCTTCGTGTAATACTTTTTAATGGTCTCAGCGAGATCGGCCTTAACCTTTTCCACGGCAGCATTAACTGATGTACTCAGTTTCTCCACCCTTTGCTTGGTAGCCACCTGAATGCGCGAGTTGTCCATCATAGGGGCGTCAACATAGTCACCGTCCTCTATGCGGTCGAAACGCGCGTCTACGAGACGTTTTTTAAACTCTTCAATAAGAGTATTCATTGCGGCGATCTTTTTGTCGGTCTCCACGCGACTGTCATTAAGGAACGCCTCAAAGTCGTCGAGTTTCTTCTTACTGTCCTCAGCCCAGCGCTTGGCCGTGGAATTGATCTCCTTGACCTTTCCCTCAACTTCCTTCCCAAATCCCTCGGCATAATTAATAGTGTCAATAACAGCCTGGCGAATGCGCTCTAGAATTTCCAGGACAGTCAGACCGTTATTATATGTAAACGGGGTGGAGTAAGGCGTTTTAGGCGGGTCCAGGCGGTACAGTGCCGAGTCAATAGCGGCAACGCGGGGATCAGTAGGCATAGTAGTCGTCTCCAATCAGGTCAGTAGGTGGTGTCCAGACGTACATAAATAGCGGTTCTAGTTGAGCAATCACCATCATATCCACGTTGATGATCGCATCACGATGCGCCAGAATTAGTGATGCCATGGACCCGGAAAAACCCTCCTGGGAGGTCTCCCCGGTGCCGTCACTGGACGACGTCGACGTCTGGCTGCCAGTCCCGTCGGACATGCTCTTGACGCCGGTCAGAGACGTGGAGTCAGCGGCCCCCGTAGCATAGTCGCCGCTGCCTGAGAGCATGACCTGGGGCGTGTCTGACTGGACCGCGCGTGATTTCGCGTCGGTGGATGATGATGACGTGCCGTGCTCTACGGAGGATGAAATGTTTTTAGTGCTACCAGTGTTTTTGGTGGACGATTTCATCTTAACTGTAATAAATGGGTTGCGCTTAGTGAGTTCAGCCTCATACATCTGATTGTAATAAGGCATTATTTCATTCATCTTGACACGTAGTTGCCATACGAACATGTCAATTGACTCAAGCCCGATCTCATTAAACCAAAAATGTTGCTTTATCTTAGTGTTAAGCGGCTTGCGGTAATCCTCAGAGAAGATCGGGTACTCAGACAAGGCCGAGTCAACTATCTTCTCAGGTATCTTTCTTAATTCAATCGTATAGTTACTCATTAGGGCCTCCCAGATCGGTCGAGTTCACGGACTCCTGGCTAGCCAGAGGATCTATCTCAGTCAGAGGATTAAGCGCCTGCATATCCGTGGTCCCCGCCGAGTCATCAAGATTCCATGTCACGTCAATATCAAGACCATACTTAGCGTTGATCCATTCGCACGCATATTTCCTGGCTTGCAGGTTCACGGCCCTCATGGCCAGGACCTGACCCGAGGACCCGCTCGCTTCCTCGACCACCATTCGCTCACGCTTTGAGGAATTAACATTCATAATCCCTAAAAGTGTTAGTGCTTCATTCCACGTCTTGACCTTGGCATCCATCACGTGAGGCAGATAGTCCTTGTCAATCCCCGTAGAAATCGATCCGATCTTGTCCTGTAGCGTCCCTAGCCCGGTCGCCGACGACACCTCAGCAATCATGGGAGACCCCTCTGCGAGTTGCTTATAGGCGTCCAAAACACTTTTTCGTTCGTTGGTATCGGCCGTCAGCAGGACCGGCACCCTCATGTGGATCAGGTCAACCTCCGTCGTCGTATCGATCTCTGACAGGCGGCGCGCGTACACGCCAACGATGTCGGCGTCTCCGGTACGCAAGTAATTGTTCCAGATGGGGACGCAAAGGTCGGATTTCATCGTCTTATTCACCATGGTATTTCCATAGACAATGAATTCAGTTGGGTTATTATACATATTCGGTACGCCGAATCCCGCACCCCTGAGCGCGAAGTAGCGATTAAATTCGTCGTCCCAGAAAAACACCGCAAGCCCCTGCGAGAACAGGGTCATCTCAAGGAAACGTGGATCGATCTCCTCCGGAAGCCCCGTCCAGTGATACCGATTCATACACATCTCAGACAGGATGCGCGCGTACATGCGAGTCAGCACCTCACGGCGCTGCGTCCCCGGCTCAACCGTCATCTCACGCAGGAAGGGTGCGTAGATCTCCTCACCTACGAAATCTGGTCTACTCATTTCCAGTTCACCGCCCTATTTACTGCTGCTACGTGTTGCACCGTCTCATTCGCCGCCGGAGGCTCGTGCCACACTGTCACACCTTTCTCTAGAATTCCACGCATAGTTTCAATATAGACCTGAGGTACGGCGCTGCTAGCAGCCCTCACTGCTGTGCACTTCCAGTAGGTGAATCGATCCATACACTTAAGTTTATCTGGGAGCTTTTCAATGAATTGATTGACGGCATAGCCGTAACGCTCCCAGAAAGCACCCTGCCTAAGAATCACGTCAGGAGACACCATACGCATGCGCGTGTAGACAACAGCACCGTTAATAAGCCAGTTAAAAGCATCCCCGCCCTGTGCCCCGCTAATAGAAGGGGGTGTCACCATAGAGTCCCTGATAGACGCGTTCAGGGCCCCAATCTGCTGCTGGTAGTCACCGCTAGCCGCCCAGTTAGCGAGATTACGGTTGGCACTCGCATTAGCGGTCGCCAGCCCGTTCTGTTCCATTTGGTTAGCGCGCGTCGTGTTCTGGGAAATAACATTTCCCATGTTCCGTGCATTGATGTCAATTCCTGTGGAAATGTCCGACGTCACCTGCCCCTGCACATATCCACCCAGCTGCCCGATGCCCTTCAGCGGATTAGTCAGCGCCGTGCCTACAGCCCCGCCGATGCCGCTGATAGCGCGATTAGCACTATTCACTTGCTGGTGCGTCATCTGCACCGTGTTAGCAAGAGCAGTATTCAAGTTCTGAGCGCCGAGATTATTATTCATAATCGCGTTGCTCGTGCCGATACCGCGCATTGTGGCGTCGAAAGAGTTTTGGGCAGCACGGATACTCTTGTCCATCCCCCACGACGCGGCACTACGAGACTGAGCAATAGAGTGAGCATTAGACGCGTACCAGAGGGTGCTCTGGTCATTGACTACTGGAACGTGTGGAAAATTATCAATGGTGATTGCTTCGTTGACGTACTCAACATCACTCTTGCGACGGCTATCGGGTACTAGTGAATTGTGGTCCGCTATGTGCGCAACAATACGCGGCGCTGGTGGCAGCAGATGAAACTCAGTCCTCAGCGCGATGCCAGGCGTTGTCTGCTGGTCGGCAGACAGGGTAATGGTCTGCCCATTATTTGCATTGATCTCATAGTACGTGTACGGCGCAATAAAGAATTTTGTGAAGCGGGACAGTAGCGCACGGTGCCGATCGGTCAGAATGCGTCGCTTCTCAAACAAGTCAATATGCTGATACGGATAGGTATCATTGGCAATGCTAATATGCTTGGCCGTGAAAACTGTGTCAATCTTGCCCAACCCAGCCTGCCCGACAGCATTAGTAAGAGGGATGACATTGACGTTTGGCTTAGGGACCAGGTAGATATCGATAATCCCCTGCGCAATCCACGGAAAATCCTTAAGGACACTCATAACATCCGTGAGTTTATCCACGGGACACATATAGAGCGTCGCGCCGGAAATGTTACGGGTCTTAACCGTCGCCTGCCCTGTCATCATGTCATCGGGGGAGGCGTAGGCGATACGCGATCCGGGGGCGCTGTGGAGTGCAGGGTTCTCTTTCGTCCCGAAGTCCCACGACATGTCGACAGTCGACACGATGACGGCGCTAAAATCATATCGATACGCATCACTGCCGTCCGCCGCGTTTAGTGATGAAATCCAGGACCGATAGATATTGTGACGCTCACCAAGATCAAATGACTCGCTCATGCGTAGCCAGTTACGGGACCAGTTGAGCCACTCAAGTCCGGAAATATCTTTTCCGCGGTATTTCATCTCATCACGCTCAAGCATATGACCGCGCTCAACGAACGCGTCGCCAAAATTAATGAGGTGATGGTACGTCTGCCATACATCCAGCGAGATAGAGAGTTGTGTGGTCTCCGGGGCAATATACTCGACGGTGTGAATGAAATAGAAGAATGTGGTAGCCCTGTTTTTCTGAGAAATAGGGAAAGAACTGTTCTGGACGATAATGTAATTAAAGGTGTTAGCCTCGCTGAATGGCACGGAAATGCGCACCGGCACGCCCTGAGCGCAATAAGTCAGGTTTTTAATAGATACCGTCGTCGTGCCATGCTGAGCATTAAACAAATTAATGTACGAAATCGTCTGAGAGGGGGAGTCAAACCAATACACGTCACGGTACATGCTGTCCCACGGCACATTACACAGCGTGACCTCAGTCCCCGGTCCCCACACCGAATAATCGAATTGCAGACCAAATGTGCTTTTATTCGGTGACGAGTTAATCGTAGGCATGACCCTCTCCAACACTAACGGGCACCACCTGCTGGTGGTGCCCGTCAGTATAGAGGAAGGGTGTGTCAGGCATCCAGAGCGGCCTTGTCAGCCACCACAGCAGCCGATAGGGACTTGGTCTTGTAAACATACTTCCCGGTCGCCGGATCAATCCACGAGACCTTGACCCTCACCGTCAGAGGCGTGCCCGTCTCGGACGCTGCGACAGTCAGCAGACCGTCATTATCAATCCGGGTAGAAGTGTCCTTATTACCCTCGACGGACCACTGCTCAGTGAATTCGATGTCCTCCTGGCCCTCCTTGAGCCCGGTCAGGACCGCCTCCGCCTGAGCAGTACCGCCCTTAATAATGCGCGCGGTACTACTGTCAATATTCCTGACGTCGGTCTCGTCGGCGTCAATCACAAACTGAATACGGTCAACAGCAACTGCCGGTGCAATTTCGATCTTGTCCTTAATCGTGTCAGGTGCCGTAGAAAACTTGACGATAGGAGCAAATGGCGATGCTGAGATAATCTCCCAGTGGTGCAGGAAAAAATTCGTCTGCCGCGACACAGGGTTGAACTCACTCGTGGTCTCGAGAGACGTGTCCGCAATGACGAAGAAATCTTTGGTGGTCAGGAAAGCCTGAACACCATCCATCATCACGTCATCCTGGCGAATCTCAACAATACGCGTAGGAACATCTGCGTATGACACATTGAAAAGCACGGCCAGAGCGTTCACGTCAAGACCAGACTTAACCTCAGGAGTAGCGAAAAGAATAAGGTCCTCCGGGTGCGCCGAGACCGGCATCTTTCCGCCATTAAACCGGGTGGAAAGGAAGTGCATGTTACTTGCGGTAGCCCGAATCTTGCGCAGCAGGGAGCGCGCCTGGTCCTCAGTAGAGTCCATCTTCGCAACATCCGGAACATTGATGTTAAACATTGGGTACCTGTTATCCATCACCCGGAAAAGGGACGTCATCATAAGGTACTCATCCCAGTTGTCCGACGTCGTGGGCGCCGACATAATCTGCTGTGTCAACTGGTCCAGACCAGACGGGTCCAGGAAAGCACGGCGCAAAGTGTTGTCATCAACCGTGACCTTATAAAAATCTTCGCGGTCCACCGTGTGAAAGGCCGTCGCGATATCAATGTCGGCGCGCCCGAAAATGTCGCGCTCAAGATAATCGCGCTGGTGATTGTAGTGATTCGCCTTAACAATACCCGTTTGAATCTCTTCAATCGTGTCGCCGAACTCAAGCATTCCGCGCTTAAACTCCTGGAGTGGGTTAAACCAGACGGAATTGCGTGCATAAACCAGGCCGATGCGGTTAATAAGCGACTCAATGAACTCATTTTTGTGCGGACGGAAAGAGAAGATTGCGTCCGCAACGTCCGCAATATTCCCCTTAGACGCTGACGGAATACGCTTCCGATAGTCAAGGGACGCGTCATTACGAATCGCGTTCAGGATATTAACGTTATTGGCATTCCGAACCTTGCCGAAGTATTTCTTAGCCATCAGTCCTTCTCCTCATCCTTGTCAGAGTCACTCGAAGAAATAAGGTCATCAAACGTCACACCATCATAGTCCGCAGCGCCCTCTTCGCCCGGCATCTTGCCCGCAGCATCACTCGGGTCGCTGCCCGGCTGTGTCATAAGCAGGTCATAATTCTTGCCCTTGAGGTCGGAAATCATCTTTTCCTTCTCCTCAAGAGCACTATTAAGGTCTTTCATCTTGGAATCAAAACCACCGGCATAATCATTCATCTTGCTCCAGATACCGGACAAGTTGTCCATAGTATCCGAGTGATCTGCACCAAGCAGTTCTCCAAGACCACCCATAGCCTTAGAGAACTCTCCTCCAATATCATCAAGAAAACTCACCGCTATCCCCTTTCTGTGCACAAAAAGATATGGTGGGTACATGTGTACCCACCATATCACCAGCGGAGAGAGGCCCGACAGCACCAGAGATTGCTAGTCTACTCAGTGCCGAGGGGTATCAGCCCATAGCGTCCCGGTCACTGACCGGTACTCGCCGTGACCTCCTCCACGCCCTTGATAACGATCTCCGTCAGAATCTCAGGGACCTCACGACGGAGCGTCCAGTGCGCCTCATCAAGCGCCTCGGCGACAGCCTCGGGGACGATGACGGACAGCGACTTGTAGCCAGCCTTAATGCGAGCCATAATTTCTTCTCCTCTTACTTGAGTGTGAATGCTGTATCCACGAGTACCACACCACCGGGTACCCGCTTGGGGACTAGTTTACCGGACCAGATTTGTGGATACAACATGTCTTCCAGCCTCACGCGGGCCGCAATCTCGCGAGGTAGTCCCGCGATATGCACGTCGTCATGGTCACCGAACCTTTCGCAGTATTGTTTGGCCCGTAGAAAAACGGCGTCATCGAAAGCACGTCCGTCGTGCTCCACCTTCCAGGCACCCAGTTCGGTGGGGTGTAGATGCAGGTCAGGAGGCTCTGTGCCGCGTAAGTGCAGTGAATCTGTATCGCAGTACAGAAACCGATCATAGTTAGCCTGAGCGGACCTAATAAGGTCCTGACGTGCATAGGCAGTAATAAATGCACCCATTGCGGTATATACCGGATTAGATTCCTCGTGCTCACACATTTCTAGTTGCATGATTCCATTTTCATCTAAATACGGGCGCTTACCGGTAACGTCTGTATTCTTAGCAAACTTTCCGTACAAAGAATTTAGATGTAGTTTCGCGATTGTCCTTGCACCACCGGTACTATTCACTTTTACGTTCATCCACTTATCAATGTAATCGTTAAATATGCCTTCCATTGATTTAAAGTTCCAGAAACCGGTAATAGCGTAAATATTTACATCGTACTGTTCTAGCCATAATTCAAGGTCTATCGATGTAATTGTGATTGTCGTTGGTTCTGGAATCTCCTCAAGAAATTCATTTGCATTAAATTGAAGTGAGCGCTTCAATTGAATGCAGGGCAGATGATTCGGCTTCAATTTCGCCGTAAAAGTCAATGAGATCGTATACAGGTCGGCATCGCTGTCCTCCGTCTCAGTCCACCAGGGACGCCCGTACGGTAGCGATTTTGTGCGCATCACCCACGGGTACATAGAATTCTTGTCAATCACGATCCCCGGCCCCGTACGTTTGCGTGCCCAGTGCTTGCTCGGCATCGCGATACCGCCCCGGTACGCCTTCCTAATATCATCATCTATTGTCTTGGACAGCGTTGGAAATGTCCGTGAAAATCGTTTGTGTAACGACTTGAATTCGGCTAACGAGTCGGCCCCAATGGTTAACTTTGTCATCCCCGCTGCGAGAATGACCCTCATGGCCTGAGCCATAATAAAGATATCGTTGTAGAGATAATCCCACTCCTCCTCTGTGGGGAGATATCCGACGGGTCGCTCTGCCTCGTAGTCAATATCCCCTTTTACTGACTCAAGATTAAATGCTTTCGGCACCTCCCTTACCGGCAATGGAATTTTCTTCAGTGAGTCACGCAATTCCGCCTTGACTCCGTCCTTGGATACGATAGTAATTGAATAGAACTTATTCATATTACTAATCACGGTAGTAAACTCGCCTTTACCTGGGTGCTCAGGCACCCATTTGAAGTCATGTTTAAGTAGATAATCGATAATGAACGACCCGTCGAAAGCAAGATTGTGAAAATACGTGACGCTATGTACTGACAAGAGGTGATCGACATAGGTATCCACGCCTGTCCCGGTCACATAGTCGTCATAATCATTAATTGCCATAGAGCCCCACGCCCATACGCGGCAGTCCAGAGGATCGGTAGTCGTCTCGAAATCGGCACACCTAGAGTTAGAATTTGAGTGTCTTGGCATAGTCGTAATAATCCATTGCGCGCCTAAGAGACCCCTCTCCAATTTCCATAGCGACATCTACCGCACTTTGCGATAGGTCATTACTCCCGTCAAGCACCCTCATTTGAATCATCATTGCATCATATTTCAGGGATAGTTCCTCCGGGAAATCCGTATAGGCCCAAATAAACCAGAACTGGTCATCTGACAGTGAGTTCAATTTATTCCGCGTCTCTTCGTCGCTAATAACATCCATCATTTGATTCATATAGTCACGAGCCTTCGAGATAATTTCACGTGACTGATACTGCCGCCTAATATCGTCATTTCGCAGCGCGATCACCTTAGCTCCCTCGGTCCCCATAAGTTGCCGCGGGGAGTAGATCTTGAGTTTTTTCATCCCATCATAAGCCTCGGTGTCATGCACTGGGTGCGATGGCGTCATAGCAGCACGACGCTCCTTGACCGTCATACCCATCGGCTTGATATAGACATCGTCATACTTATGCTGCTCGGCTTCTACGCTGTTATTGATCTTGCGCACCGAGTTCACGTAGTTCTTATACGCCTGTCGAGTCACGATTGTTCCGCGAGCGCCCCTGTAATAGCCGACATGCGCCTTACGGAAATAGGACTGTTTTTCGAGCAGTTTCTTGAGGCGGTCACCGGACATATGAAAAATGGCGTCCTTACCCACACGAGGATCGTATTCCATGCCCGTGATATCGATTCCATTATCACCTTTAGCCATACGCTTGATCTTACGAGTCACCAGTGACTCAGACTTGATCGCAGCCTTACGCAGCGAAATTAATTCCTCTTTACTGTATCGCATGATAAAACCTCCCCGCCCTCCCAGCAGGAGGGCGGGGAGGACTCGTGTGAACGCGTCTCAGGGCCTCTCAGAGCCTCTCAGAGCCTCTCAGACCAGGGTCAACTTGTAGTACCGGTTGAGCCCCTTCCCCTCCTCAGTGACCCTCACACGCAGCGGAGCAGGCCACTCAGACGGGTCGCCCAGGAGCGTCAGGATGCGCTTGGCCGCGTTGAAGACGGGGCCAGAGAATGCCTGATAGGCCTTACCGTCGGGCGTGATGAAAATAGTTCGCACAGCCTGGTCAGCCTCGCCAGTCTTTTCATTCACGAACTCAGCGGACTCGATCACCATGTCAGTAATCTCGAAAGGCTTTCCGCCAAGGTCAGAGATATTCTCTGCATTATTTACCGCGTTGAAGATCTTTGTCTTGGTCTCGAAGTCATCCCCCTTGACGGTGGTGAAAATGCCGTTCTGGGCTGCAAGGCCGGAAAGGGGAGAAGTAGTAGTGATATCGGTGCTCATTTGGTCCTCCTAGAAGAGTAGTTCCTGTTGTGCCTGTTCCTGATTGGTTTCTGGTACTGGGACCGCTAGGAACAGAGGTTTTACGGTCCAGTAGATTAGGAGAGAAAGTAGGTCCTGCTCGGTTACTTCCTCATCTCCACCGTATATAACGGTGGACGCCTTTCTGCCCTTAGGCTTAATTATCGCGGTTCTATAGCAATTCTCCTTACGGAGCGTGACGGTACCGTACTCAGTCATATAGGTCGTCTCTGATATATATTGGTATTTAATCACCCGGAACTTATGGGGACTAAGCGACTCATCGTACGCAAGCCAATAAGACAACCCCGTCTTAGGCACCTCAGTCAAAGGTTGAGCCATGACCTCTTCCTAGGATGATCCTCAATGTGCCCGAACGCCTCCACCAGCCTCCGTGCCGTCATGCCGTAGACACTAGCGAACTTGGCACGGTCTGTCACCCGCGTAGGACACCCTCCGGGCACCCAAAGTCCCTCGACTTTTTCAATAATCAAATTACCAGACCAGAGTGGGCCTTGGTGCGCCCGAATTTCCCTCTCAGACAAGCCACAATTCACAGTCAATCCCTCCCGGCTCGCAAATTCTCTCTACCGCGTCATTCACGCAGTCACCACAATAGACGATCTTGTTTCCGATATAGACGGTAATCACTTCTCCCTTATATCGATATTCAGTTCCAGTTTTTCCAAGGGAGACCGGAATTGCGCATATGCTTCGTCCACCGCTTTCATCACCCTCTCCACCCTGTGATCGCAATTGATCAGTTCCAGGTACCTCAGTGTCGCAGCGAATGACCATGACTTGAATAATTCCTTTCCGTCATCTAAAACTACGAATTCCTCATTGCGCGATCTAAACATTACTCACTCACAGACACAAGTCTCCTAATAACGTTGAAGGGGTGTTCGTACCTTTCGTGAATCATTCGTAGGAAGTTAATGGACACATAAAATAGATAGCAAAGGTAATCCTTATCAGTCATTATCACTAATCCTGACGCTTGCTGCCGCCATAACCACGGAGGCTATTATGTCTGCTCGCAGCATTTCCTCATACATTGATAGGAAAGATTCTGTTACTTCAATTCCATCATTAGTAACGGTAAGGAAAATACTTCTAGGATGATTGCCGAGCACAACCACACTATTCCTGTCTTGAGGCTCACTGCTCCCAATAATACGGTAAGGAATAGACAGACGCTTAATAGTCTCGATCAAAATGACCAATAGTTTATAACGCTTACTCATCGCTACCCTTAAGAATGCGCGTAATTTCATCGGCCACCATCTCGGCTACATATGTCTCTCCTTCGCCAGGAATAGCCTGCAAAGAAAAAACATGCTCACCAAATGCAGTACGCTTTCGGTTAATAATCACTACGGTTTCAACCGAAGAATCCTCCGTCCAAAGTTTTAGGGAATTGTCCTCGAATTCCAATCTCGGTGAATAACCCTCATCGATAAGATTCGCGAATACATTCATTGTGGCTTCGCGAACTATGCGATTGATATCCATTGCTTCCTCTCCTCTCAGTAGGGCACATGCCCGATCGCTGATGACAACAACTCTACACACCCCTCCCCCCCACAACACAATCCCAAATACAAGAAACGATGAGTGATGACGGTCACATGATTGAACGGGCGGTAGCATGTGGCGGCGGGCGTGTCAATAGTGTGACAGGAGATGTGATGCAGATCATTGGGGGATACCCCGGGGGGGTATAAAAAAAAATCACAAA